TCAGGGCACCACTGGGCTGGAATCGGACTGGCGCAGGTAGGTCGTGCCGTCGCTATAGATGATGGCCTCGCCGCCGGGCGCGTCGGTGCAGCGGAACTGCCGATTGATGTCGGCGGCCGCGTCTGTGAGCTGGGAGACGGTGCGCACCGGCAGAATAGAAGTGCCCTGCAGCACAGGCGCAGACGCGCCCCAGCCACTGCCGTCGAACACCCACGTCTTGCCGAACTCCACCCACGTCTGCCCGGCAACCGGGCTGAGGGGGAAAGCCATCGCTACACCCCGACCTTGATGGGCGGAATCTCGTTCAACGGCAACGTGACTGCGGCCGGCCAGTTGAAGGCCTCTGGCTGAGGCAGGAGCGGCCTCACCTGGTCCCATGTCGTAACGCCCACCGGCGGCGATAGCGCCAGCGCTTCAAGGCGCTGATTGACGGCATCGCGCCACGCGATCATCGCCAATGCCTCGGTCCTATAGCGTGCGACGCTGCTTTGCGCGTAACTGCAGCAGGACTCAATGCTGTCATAGCCTCGCGCTTTCGGAACCGCTGACATCCACGACCAAGCGGCATCACGAATTGCGTTGTTACGCTCTTTTTCGGTTGGCACGAAAAGCTCAGCAGGAAGCACGGAATGAACCACCTCGCCTGCAACAGCTTCCGAGGCAGAGTTAATGGCCCGATAGCTTCTTCCAGCGACTGCGTACATGTTCACCTCGAAAAAATGTAACCTTGCACATCGACAAATAGCCCGCCATTCCCATCTGTAATATCAGCGTTTAACACTGCATATATAGTGAGTGATGCCAGAGGGACGGTTAAAAATGCAACGCCAGGCGATGAAACATTGTTCATATAATTACCTGAGAGTGCGCCAATCTGGGACGCATTTCCTGCAACTGTTCGGTTAAAAAACTGTCTAACTACGACAGAATCGGCGGTTACAGGCAAAACTGATGCCAAGCTTACAGCCACTTCTGCAGCCATCTGTTTGTTGGAAAGGACGCGAAATGGAATCGTTGAACCCCCAGGATTCGTATACGAAAAAGTACCGTCCGCCCCCATGATGAACCTATGAATATTCCCGGAAGCATCAGTCAGAACGCTACCAATATAACGCCGAGATGTGTCGCCGTTCTTGTTCCTGGCTTTTCCGTTGTATGGAGCTGAGGGGCCAGTTGTCACAACCTCGAAATCGGCAGTTCCAGCATTGAGGTACGCATAAATATGCCCCCACGTGCTTGCGCCGAGGGCGATGCCAGATTTCGTGACTGCGGAAGCGAAGGTCAGCGTAGCAACTGCCGGGATAGAGCAGGCCCCTGAGGTGATGCGAATGCTTGACCCGCTCACCCATTCCAAGATCAGGCCGTCGATGTAGCCTGGCGGCATCGCCAGCCACTGATTGCCAAGCTGGTTGCCTGGCGCGACTTCCTTCAGCCCAACGGGTGTGCCTGCGGTGGTTTTATCGTATGCGAGCGGAATTTCATCTGCCATGTCTAGGCCTGGGTCGGGATGTTGCTGACGGTGCCGTTCGACAGCCGGGCAGGAATGGTGCCGTCAGCGTTTAGGGGGATGGGCGACGCGCTGCCGTTGCTCAGCCGCGCCGGTACGTACCGCGACAACGATGCGGCGTTGTCGTACAACCAGGCGCCGTCCTGCCGGGTGTAGAGCACGCCGTTGCCGGTGTTGCGCCAGCGGTCGCCGTTGATGAGCGCTCGGCCGTAGTCGGCAGCCGTGGGCGCTGTGGCCTTGGACACGAAGTCGGGTACTGCGACGGCGCCGGTGCGGGAGTTGACGCTGGTGACTGCGCCACCGCCGCCAGATGCACTGACGATCGGCCGGCGCGGGTCGGTGTTGTCGATGCTGATATTCGTACCAGCGCGGACTTCCTGCACTGCGCTGTCGGCCTTCACGCCTTGCGCAGCGTTGGCAGCTCCTATGCTGCTGGTCGTGATGCTGACAGAGCCGACTTGTCCGTTGACACTCTGCACCGGCGCGGCAGCGGACGCCTCTGCAGTGGTCGTGTATTGCGGGTGCGGATCTGCTTCCGCCACGTGGGCCGCGACCGCGACGCTGCCCTTGTCAGTGTTGGCACCGTTGATGCGATTGCCAGCATCGTCGTATGTCAGCGTCAGCCCGTCGAAGGTGCCTGCGGCAATCGCGGCCCCCGCCGCGTCCTGCCCGCGCTCAATGGTGAAGTACTGGTTGGTGCCCTCGGGTAAGTCCGAGGTGGTCGCCGCCGATGTGCCGGATACCCTGCCCTTCGCGTCACGGGTAATCTTGCTCAGCGCAGCGCCGGTGCCGCTGTCCGGCAGGTCGGCCAGGCCGAACGTGGCCACACCAGTACCTGTATCCACTGCCTTTGTCAGGTCGGTGCTGACCGCCAGCGCATCGGCGATCGCATACCAGCCCTTCATCCCGTCCGGACCGGTGCCGTAATACCAGCTGGCGCTGGGTGCGTCGTTGTCGCCATCGAGCATCACAAGCACGACATCGATGCCGTTGGTGACGATCGAGCCGAGGCCTTGCACGGACACGTTGCCGCCGGCACCGCCGCCTTCCAGCGCAGCCACGCGCTCGATCAGGTTTTCCAGCTGCTCGCGCTGGGCGAGCGTCAGGCCAGCATTGTTCGCCAGATCCAGCAGGAAGTTGTGCCACTCGCGCGTGATCAACCCTGCATCGTTGACGACGGGCGCTTGCGGGCGCGGGATGGCCGCCATCAGCTGGCCGGATCCGCAGCGACCGGACCCACCGCAATCCACGAGAATGGGACGCCGCTGGTGATGCGTGCGCCATTACGGCCGAAGTCATTAGTGTGGACCTTCACGATAAAACCTGTGCTTGTTGCCTCAGTCTCAAAAACCGGGATCTGACCTTCGGCGGTAGCGGCACTGGTGTTGGAGTTAGCGTTCACCACAGGCGGGGCCGAGAATGCGCGCGCGAAGTTAACACTCCCCGAAGCCACGGTTTGCCCGCTTGCCGCCAAGTTGGACGCGCCCCACTGGATCATCATCGTGCCGATCTTGACCCCGCCGTTGAAGTTCTCCACCGGCAGCACTGGCGCCTCAGGAAGCTCGACCCAGATCAGGTTTGCACCATCGGTGCCCAACACCTTGTTGGCCGATCCGGTCGGGTCCGGCACCTGTCGAATCTCCTCCCAGGACAGGTTGCTGCCGTCGTTGGTGAGGAACCTGCCGACCTGCAGGCTAGGGATCGTTGCACCGGCGCCGGATCCGGAATCGATGTCACGCGTCCACACAGCGGTCCCATCTGCAGCGTGAAGCACGGCAGTGTAGGCGCCATCCAGCCAGATGTTGGTGTTCGCGCGGCCGGACGAATCCAGCGGCACCGGGTTCTGGTTCGGCACGGTCAGTTCGGAGTCCGACCAGGTGCCCTTGGGCGTGGTGGTGCCCTTCTCGTAGAACTGCAGGCGGCCGCCGGCAAGCGGCGCCAGTCCTGGCAGATCCATGAAGACCGGCGCGGGGTTGAAAAAACGGTATCCAGACATGCATGCTCCGGGCACAAAAAAGCCCCGCACATGGCGGGGCTTGGGGTGGTGTTACGATTCCCCGACCACACAGGCCGGGACAGGGATATGGCAGAGGATTGGCGTTACAGGCGGGAGCCGGATGGCTTGGGGTTCAAGGAGTACGCCTTGATCGCCGGAGTGGTCTTATCGCTGGGCGCCACTGCGATCGGCGCGGCTGCTTTCGTGCTTACGCGCCTGCTCTAGAGCGTCTGCGGTCAAGGCAAGATCCTCATCGCCGGTTCGTTGTGCCGCCTGACGCATGGCCTGCAACTCGCCGAGGATTGCGCCTTGGGGTAGCTTCGTGGTCTGGGCCAGTGCGGTTACGACCTTCGGGTTACTCAGAAGCCGGGCGCTCAGGTTGGCGCCAATGCCGCCAACTACCAGAGTTCCGGTGCTGATGAAGCTTGGATCGAATAGCGAGGCCACGAGAGAAGCGCCGTACGTCAGCGCGGCAGCGCGGTTGGCCGTCCCCGATGGGTTCGCGTAGACCTTGGCCCCTTCCTTGATGTTGCTCGCCACCCGCGCCACGCGGTCCATGTTCTGACTGAATCCCGCGCCGTACCGGTCGAACAAGGCACGCTTCGCCTCCGGGCTCACCCGGTTCCAGTTGGTCAAGAACGTGGCGGCAGAGAACACATCGCCCGCGGCATCCTGCGCGCCCGGCGTGGCCAAGCCCATGCGCTTGATGACCGCCGCGCTGACGGCCTGCTGTCCGTTCTTCGGCAGCGCCTGCATCACCGCGCGCAGGGTGGTTCCGCCATCCTGGGTGCCGGACATGGCTGCGGCGTAGACCTTCTCCGGCCCGCCGTTTTTGTCCACCACCCGCTGAATCTGCTCCAGGCGCTCGGACGACACGCGCGTGTAGGTGTTGGCCCGGCGCGCGGCGCGCATCGCATCAGCGCCCTGCGAGGCAGCGGCGGCCTCCATGTCGCGCGACAGCGCCGCGTACAGACCGCGGAGCTGACGCGCCGGCGTATCCGGAGTCATGGAAAAGTCGTTCATGCGCTCGCCGACCTCGGAGCGGATCTTGCGCAACGCCTCGTAGGGAATCTGCCCGCCGCCGGCCTGCAGGTCGGTCGCCAGGTCGCCGCGCAGGCGCTGCAGCCAGGGATTGACCATCGCGCCGGTGGTAGCCGCTGCGCCAGCCGTTGGCTGCGTCATCGCCGCCAGGGCGCTCGTGGTGTTCGCCATCGGGGTCGCGGTGTTCGCCGGGATGAAGCGGTCCGCGTTCCAGTAAAGCGCGCGCCGCGTGGCGCCCACGTTGTTCTCGAACGTCTGCACGCCGGCCTCGATTGCTCGACCCGCGCGCTCCGCGCTGGCATTCCGCGACAAGCTCTCGCCCATCTTCTGCAACCCGGCGCCAACGTCATCGGCCTGACGCTCCGCGAAACGGGACATGACACCCGTGCTCGTCGGCGCGCCGGCCAGCAGATTCTCGACACCCTGCAGTGCCCGGTTGCCAGAGGCCTGGGCAATGGACGGATTGGCGCCCAGCGCGTTGAAGTCATCGATGGTGCGTTGCATCTGCGCACCGCTGGTGCCGCGAACCAGGCCGCGCGCGCCTGCGGCAGCGCCGGTCGCCAGCGCACTGGGGCCGATACCGCCCAGCAGCGAGGCGGCCAGCTGCGCGCCGGCCCCGCCGCCGTTCTCCCGGGTCACCGAGCCGGCCGCGGCGCCAGCTCCCGCCGCCAGCAGTTGCTGCGTTGGTTGCGCGCTCAGCGTATTGCCGATGCTGGTGAGCATGTTGCTGCCGCCGGACTGCACGCCCCGCGCGCCCAGGTTGGTCAGCATGTTGCCCACGCCAATGCCGGTGGCCCCACCGGTGACCGCGCTGGTGACATCGCTGCTGATCCGCTCGGCGGCGTTGGCCGGCCGCGGCGCCCCCACCTTGTCGGCGAGCGAGTCCACCATGCCGGCCAGGTTGGTCTGCTGGTACTGCTCGGGAAGCAGCCGGTTAACGCCCGCCACCAGCGGCGACACGACCATGTCCGGCAGGCCAACCACACCGCGCAGCATCGCGCGGCCGCCCAGTGCCAGGTTGCGGCCGATGCTCTCCTGCGTATCCAGTGACGACCGCCGGGCGTCCAGGTCCAGCGCTTCGTCTGCGGCGGCAATTCGCCGCTGGCGCTGTTCGCGCGTGACGCCGCTCTGGCCGACGCTCGCCGGCCCCGGCGTGCCGCCGGTGATCGGGATTTCCATCGTCCCTGCGTTCGGCCAGTTGACTGTCCGCTGCGTGTCGGCGTCGAACGCCTGGCGGACGGTGCTCTGCTCCTGCTGCGGCACGTTCGGAGCAACCACCTCGCTCCAGTACTGGTTGCGCGCCTCTTCCTGCTGCTCAGGTGCTAGCGCTTGGTAGGCCGGCGATGCGGCCACTTCCACCCATTTCTTCGCCATGCGTCAGTTCCAGAGATTGCTGTAGGTGCCGCCGGGATTGGCCGGCGCAGGGTTGCCGGCTGGCGCCTGCTGCTGATTGGCGTACTTTTGATTGAGCTCGCGGATGGTCTGCAGCGCAGCAAGGCGGGTTTCAATCGGGAGTGATGCGTTTGCAAGATCGCCGGCCATTTGCTGGTACAAAGTCACATCGGCGTTGGACTGCGGACCTTCCATGCGCGGCATTTTTGAGGTGAGCTGACCTGCGATGGTCTGTAGCTGCGCAGTCGCTTTTGCCCCTTCGGTTGCCGTGCCGAATACTGCAGCAGCAGCATCGCCCAGTTGGCCCGCCCTGCTGCCTGTGGCTCTTGGCAAGATCTTCTCAGCCTCTGCAAGCAGCGACAGAACGTCGGCTCCATCGCGACCCCGCTTAGCGACCTGCCCTTCCTGCTCGACACGCTGCTTGGCGCTTGCCTCCGCTGCGGTCGTGGCACCGGCACGCTGCACGGCGTCCTGGGTGCGCATCTGCAGCTCCGGGGCCAGCGTGCCCAACTCCACTGCTCGCTGCGCAGCCGCAGTTGCCGCGGCCTGTTCTTCCGGCGCCCGGCCAACGAAGGCATTCGGCGTGCTCGACATCGGCTGCGCACCACCGCCGAACTGCGCCGCGCGCGACTGCAGGAAGCGATCGACCTGATCCGAGGGGATGCCGGCGGCGATCATCTGGTTGGCCAGGGCCGCGTCCTGCTCCACGACCTGCTGCCCGCCACCCTGTGGCAGCACCATCCCGCCACCGCCCTGCGTTGCAGCCATTGCGCCGGTCTGTGGGTTGAAGCTGGTGCCGTCCGGCAGATCGATCTGACCGGTACGGCCGTTCATCACGCCGATACGCTCGCGACCATCCGGACCGGTGAATTTCACCTGGGTGAAGCCAGACGTTGACGCGCGGCCATCCAGGCCAAGCTGCACCCGCCGCGCCTTCTCGCGGTCTTCCGCAGACAGCCCCGCGGTCATCATCTGGAAGCTACGCACATCGGTGGGCGTCTGCCCGGCGCTGCTGTATGCCTGGTAGAGGGCCGTCGCGGTCTGATCGATCATCGGCGCCGTCGTGCTGTCGTATGCGGCCGGCGCCTCAACACCGAAGCGCTGCAGGTCCGGCAGCATGCGCTGATAGATGCCCGCGCGCGCCTGCTCGGGCGCCTTCACCAGCAGGCCGGCCATGTTGGCAAGCGTCTTGTTGCGGCGATCTTCCGCGCTCTCGAACTGGGTCTGCTGCGCCTGCGCTGCCTTCGGGTCGATCGCCGCCATCTGGCCAAGGATGCCGCTCTGCTGCTCCGGCGCCGCGGTGTAGGCTTGGCTGGCTAGCTGCGTCAGCATGTTCTGCTGGCCGCGCGCACGGCCGGCGTCGCCCTGCTGCTGGACGTAGCTTGCGGCCTCCAGTGGATTGATTTGGGCCAGGAGATTTGCCATCAGACGCGCCCCGCGAAGTTGACCAGGCGATTCCCATTGCCGTTGGCCGTGAAGTTGTCCAAGTTGTTGCCGAAGTTGTAGGCGCTACCCTGCCCTGTGGATGCCTGACCCTGGAACAGCAGTGCGTTGGTTTGCGGCTGGTATGCGCTGGTGCGGCCTGCCGCGTAGTTCTGAAGCGCGTTGTTGCCCAGGCCGGCCAGGCCGGTGAGCATCTGCGCGTTCGCCGCGGCGTTGGTGTTGGCCGCGTCTGCGTTTGCTCCGCCGACCGCGTTGGCGTAGCCGGTGTTGACGCCAGCAATCGCTCCTGCCGCGCTCTGGCCCATGCCGGCCAGCTGCACCAGGTTGTTCCGGTAGCTGCCCAGTTGCTGGGAAGCCAGGCCGGAAGCAAACTGCGCCAGGTCGGCCTGGTGGCCGCCCGAATACAGAGCGCCACGCGCCGCCGCGCTGCGGTCGCCGGCCTGCACGCCCTGGGCCAGCGTGAATTGGTAGTCGGGCGCTTCCATGAAGCCGCTGTAGTCGCCGTTGTTGAGCTGCGTCAGCTTGTTGATCGCTGCCTCGCCCTGGTTGAGATACGGCTGGAAATTCTGCTGGTTGGCATAGCGGGCTTCGCCCTGCGCGGCGGCGGTGGCGTTGGCGGCACCCTTCGCGCCCTTCTTGGCCTGGTTTGCGGAGTAAACGGTTGCGCCAGCGGCAAGCGCGGCACCGGTGATTGCGGCCATCAGTCGATCCTCTTGGTGAAGCTGCTTTCGGAGTGCCGGAACCCGGCGCGTTCGTACAGGGCGGCGGCCTGCGGCGGGCTTGTGGCCAGGTGGACCATCACCACCGCCGATGCGCCGCGCTCAGCACAAGCAGGCTCCACGGCGGCCAGCAGGGCCTTGCCGACACCAGCGCCCTGCGCTTCCGGCTCGACCCACCACACGACCTCGTAGGCCACGTTGATGCTGCGATCGAACATGAAGGGCGCCACGACCAGGCCGACCATGCCGACCACGCGTCCCTCCAGCTCGGCGACCAGCATCACGCTGTCCATCAGCTGGAAGACCAGGTTCGCGACGGTGTGGTCATCCATCGGCGTCAGCGCGGCATAGCTGGTCGTCGCATAGAACTTGCGCGACATCTCCAGGATGGCGGGCAAGTCGTCCTCGGTTGCTCTGCGGATCATCGATTTCCCTCGGGCGTAAAAAAGGCGACTGCTGTGAGTCGCCCGGTGTGTGCATCGGTGCCGAAGGCCGCGAACGGCCATCGGCTGTGGAACAGCGCAGATTCGTAGATGACGCAGCGGCCCAGCTTCATCTCGGCGATGCCGATCTGCTCCCAGCGGTTGGCGTCGTCCCAGTCGCCGCGGATCCGCTCAAACAGCTCCACGTCGCCGGCATCGATCCGGTGCGCACCGGTGGCACGGTGCCGCCAGAAGGCTGTCCCGCCCGGGCCGTCGCTCAGGTACAGCACCGCCGCGTGCGTGCCCCACCCAAGATCCGAATGGATCGCCGCGTTCGGCAGCTCGCCGCCGTAGTTGAGTCGATAGGCCATGCCCAGCATGTTCACCGGCCCCATCGCCCGCTCGATGCCCTCGCGCAGGCCCGGTACATCGACCAGCGCAATGCGCCGATACACCTCGCCATCGTGGCCCGGCCAATCCTCGTAGCGAGCAGCCAGCGCCGCCTGGCGCACCGCCTGTGGATCGGCCAGGAAGTCATCAATGATGAGCATCAGCCCCCCGCCGATTCGATGTATGCCACTGCGCCATATAGGTCGCGCTTCACCGGACTAGAAACCCGGATCTTGAAGACCCACTGCTGCCCTTTTCCCAGGCGCTTGATGCGGATCCGGCGCTGGTATTCGCCAAGCTCACCCAACGAATACTCACGCCAGTTTGTCCAGGTGTATCCCCCGTCCTTGGAGTAGCAAACCTGCACCCTGCGGTCACTCGCTGGTCGCGCCTCTTCGAGCCCCATGCCCACCAGCAACTCGGCGTAGTTGACGCTCAACGCCATTTGATTGTTGTGGCCTACAGGTCCGATGCGCTCAGACACCAGCGGCTGATCACCCTCCAGCATGTAATCCCAGTCCAGCACCCAGAGCCGGCCATCCTGGAAGTCACCTCCGATCCACATTCCATTCCAGCGCACGAGGTGGCTCAAGCGCCAGCGATCAAGGCCGAAAGATGCACGCCGGTGCCAGACGCCGGTCACCACGTCATAACCCCAGGTCTTGCCGTCCGGGAAGGTGAGGTAGTAGACCTTGTGCTTGCCGTCCTCCCAGGTGAAGGCGATTGCTTGCTTCCAGTTGTTCGCGCGGATCGCGGCCTGGATCGGGCCGGTGGAAATCGGCACCGCCGCGTAGCCGTTGAGGCGATACACCACGCCATCGTTGCCGAGCCAGAAGACGCTGTTGTCCAGCTTCTGCACCGTGTCGACGCTCGCGCAGCCGCGGTCGATCACCGTGCGCTTGCTCTGGAACGTGCCCGTGTTGGCGCCGGCGTTGTAGAAGAACTCCGTGGTCGTCTCATTGAAGACCACCACGTCAAACTGGCTGACGACCAGCGTGACGATCTTGTCCGGCGACGCCTCCGACTCATAGCGATCGAGCGTGTTGTAGTCCAACGCGTTAGCGAGCTGGCTATGGAACCAGAATCGGCCAAATGGCTCGACCTGCGGCAGAAATCCGTCCAGGTAATCCACAGCACGCGCGCCCGGGTAGCCCTCGTCCGTGATGCGCAGATAAGTGTTCTTGGCGGTGTTCCACACGTAGCCGGTGCTCTGCCCGTTGACTAGCAGCAGCTCATTGCCGCCGGTGATCTGGTTGTGTGCCATCTGCACGCGGCCCACGCCGGGAATCTGCCCGCGCACCGTGCTGGTCGCCTTCGTGCTGACCTGGTGCAGGTCGTTGCCGCACACGGCGAAAAGCTGGCCCTCGACGTTACGCAGCCCCCGGATCGGCCGATCGCCCAGGCGCATGAACTCGCGTAAGCCAGGCGGCGATCCCAGCTTCATCTGCGTGCGGGTGCCGGGAACCTCTGCCACCTGCGGAAGCCAGTTGACCGTGTCCTGCACAGACCACGGGCGACTGTCGTCGGCGTAGAACCCGCCAATCAGGTCGATCGGTTGAAGTTGCATCACCCGTTGATCCCATCGATATATGACCCGCCGCGCCGGCCAACGCCGCAAGGCAGGTCGCCGTAGCTCAGGCGCTGCGCAAGGCGTTCCCGGAGGCCGTGGGCTCGCAACCGACTGCCGAGGAGATGGAAGGAAAGGACATCATCGACGGCGAAGTGATGCGATCGGAACGTCGTCCATCCGCCTCCGCAGCAATCACGCGACAGGCACCGACACAACCCGAGGACACCGAACAACGCCGCGAGCTGTACGCCAGCCTGCAGGACATCGCCACCGCAGGACTGGAGGCCTACGCAGAGGCGTGGGCAAAGCTCTCCAAGGAGCAGCGGGCCATGATCGGGCAGAGGGCGCACGAAATGCTCAAGGCCACAGCGGAAGAAGCGACCATCAGCGAAATGGATCCGCATGACCACGAAGAGGTGCCGCTGTGATACTTCTGACCTGCGCCCAAGGTAGCCCGGAATGGCACCGCGCCCGCGCCGGCGTGGTGACCGCCAGCATGTTTGCCACCGCGCGCAAGCGCGTTGGTGAGCTGGACGAGCGGCAGCAGGCCTATGTGGATGGCGTGCAGTCGGGGCTGGACGAGAAGGTGGCAGCGAAGGCGGCCGGCTATGCTGCCGTGCCCAAGGCTGCAGGTATCGCCAAGGCCCTACGCGGCGAGCCGGTGGGCGACTACAGCGAAGAGGCCAAGAATTACGCCTTTCGCTTGGCCATTGAGCGCATCAGCGGCGAGCCGCTGGATGAAGGCTTCGAGACATTCGCCATGCGCCGCGGCCACGATCTTGAGCCAGACGCACGCGCCGAGCATGAGGTGCAGTCCGGACTGATCGTGCAGCGCGCCGGCTTCGTGCTGTCCGAAGACGGGTTTGGCTGCTCTGCTGACGGCCTGATCGGTGAGGACGGCGGCAGCGAATACAAATGCTTCATTAACCCGGAAAAGCTGCGCTCTTTCCACATCGACAACGACGCCAGCGAGGTGTTTGAGCAGGCGCAGGGCTGCATGTGGATCACCGGCCGGCAGTGGTGGCACATCGGGCTGTACTGCCCTGCCCTTGCCCCGGTGGGCAAGCAACTGTGGTGGCGCCGCTTCGAGCGCGACGACACCTTCATCGAAAAGATGCGCGACGACCTGCTGGCCTTCCGCAGCATGGTTGATGCATTCGAACGCGACTTGAAGCGGGAAGCCGCATGAACACGGAGAACGAGATGAACGAACAATCCGGCAATCCCGGACAGTTGCAGGGTGATGCGGGGAGCGGTGGGGATGGCCGCCACATCCTGAGCACTAGCGACGGGGCGCGCAGCTTCATTGCCAAATATTTCGCTGGCGAGTTGAAGCGCCATGACTTCGCCGCGTACATCAAGACCAGGCTGGCCGCCGACTTCGCGTGCGCGCTAGCGGTGCACCTCGCCGCCCGCCAGCCGGTGGGGCAGGAGCGACACACAGCGGAGAGCGCACGCGCACTTGCCGACCGCGCGGTGCAGTCCGTTGAGCTGATCGGCACGTTGGCAGGACTTCCGTCGCACGTGCAGGGCGTTGTGCGGTCCTACGCGGCTCTGGTTGCACGAAGCTGCCTGCTTTACGACGGCGGACAGCCCGCGCCTGCTGCTGTGCCGGTAGATGCGCTGCTGGCATCTGATCACAGCGGCATGCGAGTGGACTACTCGGGCCTGATCCGACAGACGCGCGGCGCTCTGACAAGGGGCGAGCGAGATCCGGCTTTGGCCGAAATGCAGCGGCAGCTGGCGGGGCATCTGGAGCAACTGGGTAAGCGCTGGTACGCCGGCGACACTTCGGTTGTCGATGAACTACTTCAGCTGTATTGCATCGAGCCAATCGCACGGGCCGGACTCAAGGCCACCCACCACCAGCCGGCAGCGGCGAAGGATGGTGCATGATGGCTGGCCCAATCCATGATCAGATCGTAGCGGCCGCCGTGCGCTGGCTTCGCCGCAATGGAGCTGCGGCCATCCTGTGCGATCCATTTAAAGCCAATATCACCGAACAGCCGGATGCCATCGGTTGGCTTGAAAGTGCATCGGTCGCCATAGAGGCGAAGGCCAGCCGCTCCGACTTCCTGGCGGACGCGAAGAAGCCACATCGTGCCGATCCATCCAGGGCTGTTGGGGATTGGCGGTTCTACGCTGCGCCGCCCGGCATCATCGCCGTGGATGAGCTGACAGCAGGATGGGGCCTTCTCGAATGGAATGGCAGCTGCCTCAAACCTGTCCACGGCGTACCGCTTGGCAACTGCAACTGGTATCACGCGCCTTTCCGCGAGATATCGAACAAGCGAGCCGAGACCAGGCTGCTGGTCTCGGCGATCCACCGGCCTGAATTCGTACCAAGGCGGGGTGCAAAGCTGCGGCCGGGCATCAACTTTGATTCCTGGGCGAAGCTGGCCGATCAACAGGCTGACCAGCAGGCCAAGCCGGCAGGCGGGGAGGTAGCCTGATGGAGTTCCGATTCGCAGAGTTCAATGCCCGCCGGCACGCACGAGGAGCTGAGGCAGCCAGGCTCGAAATCATAGAGGATGGTGAATGCGTTGACTGGCTCTGGATGAGCAGGTGCGACATTGCTAGAAACATGATGACGTTCGGTAGATGCCCTGAGCTCACCAAAGCCGACGACGCCTATGTAGCGGCTATGGCGCAAAACGCCGCGCCGGAGGTGCCCAATGGCTGAGCTGTGCCTATCCCGCGACGAGGTGGCCGAGCTGTGCCGTACAACCCATCGAGCGAAGCAGGCCAGATTCCTACAGCAGAATGGTGTGCGGCATTACCTCGATGCGCACGGCTGGCCGGTGGTGCTGCGCAGCGCGATCGACCCGAACGAGAAGAAGGCCGGCACAGTCGCGGCCTGGTCGCCCAACAAGGCAGCATGATGAAAGCAGATTGCGAGTTAAGCCTAGATCGTCTGCAGGAGTTGCTTTCCTATGATCCTGTTACCGGAGAACTTATTTGGCTGATTGATCGAAACAGCCGATCAAAGGCGGGAGCTGTTGCAGGTCGCATCCATCCTTCCGGTTATCGGATGATCGAGATAGACGGAAAGGCCTACTCTGCTCACCGATTGGCCTTCGCTCTGCATAATGGCAGGCTGATCGAAGATGGACTTGAGATTGATCATCGTGACGGGAACCGAAGCAATAACGCCGCCTGTAATCTTAGAGAGGTGACACGCTCTGGTAATTGCCAGAATCGGAAAATGCGAAGCGATAACCGATCAGGATATACAGGCGTGAGTTGGCATTCCCAGGCTCAGAAGTGGTGGGCCCAGATAACCCATAACGGGGAAAAGATGTCTCTCGGCTTATACGAAACAGCCGAATCTGCTTCGCGCGCATACCTTGATGCTAAGCGTGAGCTGCACAGTTTCCAACCGGAGCCCAGGAAGTAATGGGCCGAAAGCCAAACACTCCGGGAGCTATACCGCGCTTGAGGAAGCGTCGTCAGAAGTCCGGCGTGGTCTATTACTATTATGACCGAGGGGTCGGAGTAGACGGCAAGCGCAAGGAGACGCCGCTGGGTGCCGACTATGGCGCGGCTATCAAGCGCTGGGCGGAAATCGAGCACGCGCGTGTGATCCCCGCGCATGCGCAGCTGACCTTCCGGCATGTGGCCGACCGCTACCGCGCCGAGGTGATCCCGGCCAAGGCGCCTGGCACGCAGCGGCTGCACAACCTCTGCCTGACCTGGCTGCTGACATTCTTCGATGATCCGCCCGCGCCGTTCGAGGCGATCAAGCCCCTGCACATCCGGAAATATCTGGATTGGCGCGCCTCGAAGGTGATCGCCAACCGCGAAGTGGCCCTGTTCTCTCATCTGTGGAACTGGGCGCGCGGCAAGGGCCTGACCGACCTTTCCAACCCCTGCGAGGGCATACGGCGGAACAAGGAAACCGGCCGGGACGTGTACGTGGACGACGCCACCTTACGCGCCGTCTACGAGCGGGGCGACCAGACCTTGCGCGATGCCTTGGACCTGGCCTACCTCACCGGCCAGCGCGTCGGTGACGTGTGGTCGATGGACGAGCGGCAGCTGGGCGCGGGAGAGCTAGTGGTGCGGCAGGCCAAGACGGGCACCAAGCTGACGATGGCCGTCACCGGCGAGCTGGCAGCGCTGCTGGATCGGATCGCCGCGCGCAAGCGAGGGCTGACCCTGCGCAGCACGCGACTCATCGTAGATGCGGAGGGGCTGGCGATTGGGCGGGCTGCGCTGCGCTACCGGTTCGACCAGGCACGCAAGGCTGCCGGCGTGGACAAGGGCAACTTCCAGTTTCGAGACCTTCGCGCCAAGGCTGGCACGGACAAGGCCGATTCGGCCGGCGATATCCGCCAGGCCCAGGCCCAGCTGGGGCATGCGTCGGTGGCGATGACCGAGCACTACGTGCGGAAGCGGAAGGGCGTCAAGACAACGCCGACGCGATAA